AAAGGTTCAGAAGGACTTTTCTATGTTGTTGAAGAAAGAGGAAATGTATGGGCAGGTGGAAATCCAAATGCTTTAGCAGATTTTGATGCAATCATTTCAAGATGAGTTAAGCAAGGTTCTATTGAGGAAAATGTTATTTTCTTAAACAGAGACTTTGGATTTGATATCGATGACATGTTAGCTGCTCAAAATTCTTACGGAGCAGGTGGAACTTCTTATGGTCTTTTTGACAATGATGAAGAGATGGCACTTAACCTAGGATTCACAGGATTCCGTAGAGGTTATGACTTTTACAAGTCTGATTGGAAATACCTAAACGACCCAACAATGCGTGGTGGAGTTGATGGTACTGGAAGCATTAACGGATTGTTAGTACCTGCAGGGTCTACAACTGTTTATGACCAAATCCTTGGAAAGAACGCTAAGAGACCATTCTTACATGTTCGATACAGAGCTTCAGAAACTGAAGACAGACGTTACAAAACTTGGATCACTGGTTCAGCAGGTGGTGCAAAAACATCTGACTTAGATGCGATGGAAGTAAACTTCTTGAGTGAAAGAGCAGTTTGTACTTTAGGTGCAAACAACTTCTTCATCTTCCAAGACTAAGAACACTAATCAAAGAAAAGGAGTCTCCTCAAAGAGACTCCTTTTTTATAAATTAAATTAAATTATATCAAATGAAAACTACAGTACAAAGAGTAGACAAAGTCTACAAGTTAACAAGGAATGCAGCACCTTTATCTTTCATGCTTGCAACAAGACACACTAGAAGATTTCCATTACTTTGGGTAGACCCAGAGACAGGAGTAAACAGAGAACTACGTTATGCTCGAAATCAAAAATCACCATTCGTAGATGAACAAGATAAAAATGCAATTATTGAGCCTATTGTTTTTGAAGATGGTTTTTTAAGAGTACCTAAATCTAACCAGGTATTACAAAAGTTTTTAGATGTACACCCACATAATGGCGTTAAGTTTAAAGAACTAGACAAAGCGAAAGATGCTCAAGAAATTGTTGAAACCATTAACATAGAGCTTGATGCAATGATAGAGGCACGTTCTTTATCAATAGCACAACTAGAAACTCTAACAAGGGTATTGTTTTCAAAAGACCCATCAAGGATAAGTACAGACGAAATGAAAAGAGACATTTTAGTTTACGCTAAAAGAGATCCTGAAGAGTTTATGTCTGTTGTAAATGATCCAGTGTTAAAACTACAATCAACGGTACATAAGTTTTTTGAAGAAGGTCTTATTAAATACAGAAACAAAAACAAAGAAGTTTGGTTTGCTACAAAAACCAATAAAACAAGACTTTGTACTATTCCTTTTGGACAAGACCCAATTTACATAGTATCATCTTATTTCCAATCTGATGATGGGATAGAGGCGTTAAAACATCTAGAACAATTGTTGGATTAAAAAAATATTTGGAAGGAGGTCTATTTTAAGACCTCTTTTTTTTTTGATTATCTTTGTGTAAATAATAGTCAGGATGATAAACGATATTAGAAATACGGTTTTAGCCGTATTAAATAAAAACAACTACGGATACATCTCTCCACAAGATTTTAATCTATATGCACAACAAGCTCAAATGGATTTGTTTGAGGATTATTTTTACGCATATAATTATCAAGTAAACAAAGAAAACCAAAGGACATCTGGAACAGGTTATGCTGACATAAAAAAAGGATACGTAGAAGTTATTGACTTTTTTTCTGTAACGACTGCTCTATCTCAGGTTGGAGCAAATTTAGATAAATTTTTTCTGCCATCAATTTCCACAACAGGGAGTGATTATTATTTAATTAATAAAATATTTACAGGTAGTACAGAGTTGGAAAGAATTGAACAAAGTAAAATACTATTACTTAATTCTTCTCCTTTAACTGCACCATCTACAATGTTCCCTGCATATACAACAGAGGCTTCTATTGCTACAATCTACCCAACACCTGCTGCATCAACAACTGTTAATTGTCAATACATTCGTTATCCAAAAGCTCCAAAATGGACTTATGTAGATTTAGGTACAGATAATGAGCCAGTTTTTGATCAAACACAACCTGACTACCAAGACTTTGAATTATTCCCAGATGATGCGACTGATTTAACCATGAAAATATTACAGTATGCAGGAGTGTCTATACGTGAAGCATCGGTTGTACAATATGCAGGAGCAAAAGAATCTTCTGAAATTAATAGCGAAAAATAATTATGTCATACATTAGCCAATACGAATATTATGAAAATGGAGGTAATGCTCCTGAAGATGCTAATTGGGGTTCATACCAATATGTGTCATTGAAAGATATAGTTGTAAACTATCAGTTAATGTATTCTGGTAACCATTCTTTGATAAATAACGAGGAAAGATATAAAATACTTTTTCATGCTAAAAGAGCAATTCAAGAATTAAATTATGATGCTTTTAAAGAAGTTAAAGTTTTACAGTTAACTGTTTGTGAAGAGCTTAGGTTTATTTTACCTTCTGATTATGTAAATTGGGTTAGAATATCTTATTATAAAGATGGTGTTATAAGACCTATGGTAGAAAATGTTCAAGTAAATTCTGCCAAAGCTTACTTACAAGCTAATGATTGTAGAATACTTTTCGACCAAGATGGTAAAGCCTTACAACCAGAATATTCTCCTTTAGACTTTACAAGAATTACAGGACAACAACCAAGTATTTATTTAAATAGCTTGAGTCCATACAATGGATTATCAGGCTACGAATATGAGGGGTGTTGGTATTTTGATTTCGCAGTAGGTGCTAGATATGGTCTCAATACAGAAACTGCAAATGCTAATCCTACTTTTAGAATTGATAAAAAGGCAGGAGTAATAAACTTTGATTCGACTATGGCTGATGAAAGTTGCATATTAGAATATGTGTCTGATGGAATGGAAAGTGGAGACGATACACAGGTGACTGTAAATAAGCTATTTGAAGATTATGTTTATGCCTACATTAGTTATCAAATATTAAATAGTAAATTAGGCGTACAAGAGTATGTTGTTAATAGAGCTAAAAAAGCTAAATCAGCACTCCTTAGAAACGCAAAAATAAGATTAAGCAATATACACCCAGGAAGATTGTTAATGAATCTGAGAGGTCGAGATAAGTGGATAAAATAATATGGCTAAATTCCAAAGAAACTTCATAGCAGGTAAAATGAATAAGTCCGTTGACGAGAGACTCGTTCCAAACGGACAATATGTTGATGCAGTAAATGTTAGATTAGGATCATCTGAGTCAACAGAAGTTGGTGCAGTTGAAAACTCTAAAGGTAACACTTTAATTGCAGCATTATCTTATGAAGGGGAAAGCCTAAGTGGAAACGCTAAGTGCATTGGAGCATATGATGATGGAGCAAATGAAACTATTTATTGGTGGGTTCATGACCCTACGTTTTTAGGGAACAGTCCTACAGGAAAAATAGATTTAATTATTTCTTTTAATACAGTAACCAACGATACAGTATACCATGTTATCAGTGTTTCTAAAGGTGGAATTAATCCTACAGAGACTGTTTTAAACCTAAATGAAAAATATCTTATTACAGGGATTGATTTAGTTGATGGCTTATTATTTTGGACAGATAATTATAATGCACCAAGATTTATAAACACAAATCGTGGTTACCCAATTCCCAGTGGTTCTCCAAGAGTAGATGGAAATGGTAATGCAGCCTTGCTTGAAGAGTCGTTTCTAGTCATTAAAAAGCCACCTCATAGTGCACCAACAATAGAGTTAACCTCAACAACTGGTGGAGATGAAAATTATTTAGATGAAAGATTTATTTCATTTGCTTATAGATACGAATATCAAGACGATGAATATTCAGCAACATCTCAGTTTTCAGACGCAGCTTTTAATACAAGTCCTTTTAGTTTTAGTCCAGAGTCTTATTTAAATGAAGGTGTAGTAAATAGGTTTAATACTGCTATTATTACATATAATTCAGGAGGACCTTTAGTTACTGCTATAGATTTGTTGTTTAAAGATAGCGATGGTACTATAATTAAGGTTATAGAAAAAATTAAAAAATCTGATTTAGGATTAGCAGACAACACTGATTATACTTTTACGTTTAGAAATAGTAAAATATTTACAATACTTCCAGAGTCTGAGTTGTTAAGATTATATGACAATGTTCCTTTGTTTGCAAAATCTCAAACTTTAATGGGTAATAGGTTGATGTATGGAAACTACATTGAAAACTATAACTTAGTTGATATTAATGACTCACCTGTAAGGTTCGAGTTTGAAACAGAACTAATTTCTGAACTTATAGGTTTAGAGTCAATTGAAGATTCTACAGATAACGCATCTTATACTTTTGGTGCAACCGTAAACATAGTAGATGGTGGTCTTGTTATAGACCTAGAAGACGTAGAGTTAGTAGCAGGTTCATTAATATCTATTGATGCTTCTTTTATTCATAGAGATTTTCAAGGTAACACTCCTACAGAAACAACTCCACAAACAAATATTGAGTGGAGTTATGTATTGCCACAAGATTTTAACAGTGTATATGATTTAGCCACAAGTTTAGACTTTCAAGAAAAAGTAGGTGTTGGTACTTTAAAACCAGTATATGACTCAGACCCATTAATAGAAACCTCTTGTGAAGGACAAAGCTTAACAGATATAATAAACTGTAACATTCCTAATATTTTGGATGCTTCACAACCAACAAGTTGGACAAAATTTGAAAGTGGAATATCTTCAGCTAATCAACCAGTAGGTATTGTTACTTCTGTAGGGTCAAACACTATTGGCTTTGAATTAATAGCCATGCGTAGAGTAGACGATGTTGTTGTTCCAACTCAAAATGCTTACGAATATTATGGATGGAATTTTGCTGAAGTTACTTACCAAAAAATATCTGACACTAAAAGCCTTCATAGTAATAGAGATTATGAGATAGGTATAATTTATATGGATGAATATAATAGGGCATCTACTGCTTTAGTAAGTCCATTAAATTCTGAACATGTACCTTGTGGGTTTTCAGACCAAAAAAATTATATTCGAGTAACTATACCTACACAACAAAGACCTCCATACTGGGCAACAAAATATAAGTTCGCAATAAAGCCTAGTGCTGAAGGCTATGAAACAATCTATACAAATATATTTTTTCAAGACCCTTCTACGGCTGAAACTTATTTTTTATTAGAGGGTGAAAACCAAAGGAAAGTAGAGACAGGGGATAGGTATATTGTAAAGCTTGATACTCAAGGATCATTACTTAGATGTGCTTATGCTACTGTTTTAGAAAAAGAAGCTAAAGAGTCTGAGTTTATACAACCACCTCCAACTGATGCTGAAGGTGAAGAGATTATTGTTCCTGCAGGCACTTACATGAAAATAAAAGCTCAAGATTTTTCTGTTGCTCTAGGTGATAATCCATTTATTTTGCCAGGCAAACAAAGTGAAACTACTGGAGGAGGAAATCAGTATCCTATATTAGCATATAAGAATTTTGGTGAAGACGATGGTACAGGTAATTTTATAAATTATACAATTCCTGCAGGAAGTAGGATTAAATTAGATTTTGAGTTTGTCAGAAGAGGTCCTCAAAAGGGTAACAATAGATGTGAACGTAGAAAATATAGATTAAATGTTGCATTAACTGCGTCTAAAGATTATGACGATATTATAGATTGGTGGAATGGTGATAATGTACAGGCAATATTAAACACAGGACAACAGGAAGTTGGTGGTACTGGTTGTGATGTTGATAATGAATACGATGATACTATAGATACTACAGGTGTTACAAATAATTATGGTATTACACCATCATTATGTACTAATTTTTACAGATGGTATAAAAACAGCATTACTCAAGAAATACGTTTTATAGTTTCTGGCACAAGGTCTTGTGGATCAACGAAAAAAAGAAGGTCTACAGTAAATGCTACTTTTCAAATATTTAGAGCCGAGAGCACTATTGTATTTGAAACATTTCCAACAGACGCACAACCTGACGTATGGTATGAAGGTTCGGAAACTTTTGA